GTGCATTTCTATAGTTATTAAGATCTCTTGCGATAAGTCTGGTCATCGAAGAGAATTTACTGGTTAACCGTACTAACTTATCGAAATCTGTTTTTCCGCGCTTAGAACCACCCGTGTCTGTTATTACTTCCAAACGTTTTCACCGCCTTTCCGCTATAAGATGGGGGTTTAATAACAAACATGTTTGATACGCTTGAATTCATATTATTTTGTCTACTCAATTTATTTTCAATTAATGTAGCGACATAATAATTATACGAAATAGAAGAGTATCTATCTTTTCTCATACCGCTACGTTCATGTAACGATACTCTTCCGTTGGTCTCCTCATACTGTAACTTGACCAACTCATTTATTAATAATGTTGTGTTTATATACGGATACTGCAATTTAAGTTTGTCGGACGGGCTCAGATTATCATATCCTTTAATTTCACGTAAGTATTCTTCGCCATCATACTCAGTAACAGGTAGTCTGATTCGACCGCTCCTAAAACCTTCCCTCAGTCTATATGCACAATCCGAATTGAATTGAGCACTAGCCTTAATTGCCCATATAACTTTCTTTGCACCTGGAACAGTACACCGTGCAGCCATATCAGGATTGTTATAGCAAGATATAGCAGGATATATTTCTCCTGTTTCTGGATCATTGATATCCCTTACAAGACAATCGTACACGCCGCTACCAACACCCTGCGCATCAAGTACAAGGTAGTCGCACTCGTATTCATCAAATAATTTCCTTATCATTAGTGCTTGGTCTTCGGTATGCATTCCTTCAATTGTATCTCCATATATAAAGTTACTTATGTATCTTCCAGCTTTCGTAGGCATCATCTGATTTATAAAGATAGATGTAGCGTCGTTGTTATGCTTCCTACTGGACATCAAGGCAATATCGGCTGAAAGTATTCGTATTTCATTGTGCGCTTTCGGTTCTATTCTTATATAAGGATGATCCTTTAGTTTAATTGCCAATCTGCCCGGCAGCATTGGATACTTAATACGTCTTGTCTTTGATATAGAATCAAAATCAAACCACGCATCTTCTGCGGCGCCGAACCATTCAGCGCCCATCTCCATAGACCACTTTACTTCGCTAAAGTCAGACTCAGCCATTTGATCTGCTACGGCCTCCGCCATTAGCAGTCCTTCTTTAATAGCGAGCTGATATGGGAACCCGCATACAAAACTATGTCTGTTTTCGTCGAGCATCATATTAAATGTGCTCTCGCACTTTGCATATGCCCAAGAGTCAGAGAAGTATGCACTACTTAGGTACAATGTCTTATTCGGTTCCTTCTGGTACTCTATGCGTTTCTCAGCACGAGTTAGCTCAGAGTATTCTGGCATTCTGTTGTTAGTAAGGAACTTGCTTAGAATTGTATCTACGGTATCCTTTGGAACTAATCTGAACTCGTCGATTAGTAGTATATTTGCTCTGTTACCACGAGCGCTGTCTCCAGATGTTACAACCTTTATGAACGACCCGTTCTTAAAAACAATCTGGGCATCCATGCCGTTCAATTTAGTTTGCTTCTCGTCTATTTCAAAAGCCAAAGCTGGAGACTTCGGCTTCAATTCTAATAATATTTTCTGAAGTATATTTACAGCCTGACCTCTTGTGCCAGACGCAACAACAATCTTTGACCCTGGATATAAGATTGCCCTTATCACACAGAAGATAGCAGAGAGATATGTTTTACCCAAACCTCTTGATGCTATAAAAACAAACGAGACACTCCAGTTCATCATCACAAGAAGAATCTGCTGGAATATTCTTAGATCGAGATTTAATATGTCCTTTGCAAATCTGTGTGGGTTAGCCCTATAATAAGCGGCGCATCGTGCTATCTCTCTACGATACGACGGATCTATTGAGTCAAAGTTATAACCCATATATTATTCATCACTGTCATGCGACGACAGCACGTCCTCAACAAACTCTTCGTCGTCTTCACTGACGAACTCTGGACGTTCTACCCTCATCTTTGCAACTTCTTCCTCATATAACCTCGAATAAAGATTTTTCTTACCAAGCATTTTGGCTAAATGCCCAAACAGCCAAACGCTCACATATTTCCTTATACCGTCGACGTCTTTAAACTCGTCAGACGGTTCTGGTATCGGACGGAATTGTTCACACCATCCAATGCCAACGCCAAACGGTATATCGTTCAACGCAGTAGAATCGCTCTTAATCTGCGTTGGTTTTAAGTTAGCGCTGCCAAGTAAGTTATTGAGTGTATTTATATTCTTATCAACAGACTTACCTTCAGCCCTATCTCTATTTATATCTAATTCAAGCGCACAAATTTGCCTGATTAAAGCCTCCGTGCCCATATCAAGTTCTGTGCCATCTTGAAATTTTGACATCCAATATTGTCTACGTTTCTCAAGTTTACGGTACATTGACGGAGTATAACCCTCGCCCCAGAAATCGATTATATCTTCTGATACTGGATCTTCGTCGTCTTGTTCGTCACTTTGTATTTCAAATGATACATCGACAAGAGATTCTGGCACTTGTACCGTCGGACTTACATTAAAGTTCCACATCGTGCCCTCTCCGATTAACGTATCGTCGTAGCTCTTGCCCGTATAGCTACTTCTATTTATTCTTGCTAGATACTTCGTCATTGCAGTTGCGGCGGTAGCAGTTAACATAACTGTATCAAATATAGAATCGCTCCAATACAAATCTAGTTTTCTGCACATCTGCCTTACCGCTGGCTTTGCTTCACCACAATCATTCAGATATTTAGAATACATCTGATCGAAGCATGTCTTACAAATAGGAAGTGTACCAAGTCCCTTATATGTGTCAGCGTAGCATATTGGAAAGTTTCCCCTTCTCTTACTGTATGCCATACCACATTTGTTGCAGTATGCTTTCTCAGTCTTCACTTCCAACGCCATCGTCATCAACCTCACCTATCTCCAATTCAAAGCCATCAGGCTCATCATGTTCATCCTGGTCCTCGTCGTCTGGTAAGTATATGCTCTCGTCAAACAAGTCCTCTTGAGGCTCCTGAATACCCTCCTGCAGTTTCTCATATATCCTCGCAGCGACCTTCATTCTGTTTCCAGGTATATACTTAACAATATATCTGCCGGGGATAACAATTTGCTCGCCAGTGCAAGGATGCTTCGATCTTCGAGGGAGTCTATACTTAGCTTCAAATGTACCAAAGTCTCTAAACTGAACCTTTTCACCTGACTGTATGAGTTCATACATCGTTCTCATTGCAGCAGCAAGAATTACCTTAACGTCATCAATAGTATACTGAACATCCTTGTTAGTACTTTTTATATAAAATACTCTCGTATTACCGTCATCATCAGAAACATATAACGCCTTTCTAGGAAGATTTACATGCTTCTTTGTACCATCGCTTTTAATTGAAGCCGCTACACGACTTATAAACTCGTTTAACCGTATCATTCCTTTTCCTCATGCAAAGACTATAAATCAGATAAAGTCTTTGTCTCTTTCCTTATTATTCCGTCGGAACCAAAGTACATATCTAATGTATCTTCGGTATTCCTATCGACATACACTCCAACCATGCTGATATCATTCCACTGAACGACCTCTTTAATTACATTATCAGGGAGCCCTTCATTAGAAAGCATTGTTGTGAAGTAATGTCTAAAACTATGTGCATATATATCAAGGCCAGATATCCTACTTAAAATATTCATCCAGCTATTAACTGTAGGTATTCCTATGTGATCACTGCCAGATGCATTTGGAAAGAGCCACTCGCTCTTAATCCCCTTTTCACTTCTATCTTTCATCCACATATCAAAATATGGCCTGAACTTATGAGCGAGCGTATAACAGCAAATCACCTTACCCTGTCTGCCTCTGCCCTTTGATCTCATAGGAGAGCTCTTCCAAAGACTGCCTCCGCACACGAGCCTTTCGTCTGAGAAATCGTCTACCTTAAACCTACATAGCTCTGCCTTTCGCCTCCCGCCATACGCGGCTAATGCGGTAAGACATGCGACGTCGTAACGCTTCATTTCGACGAGCCTATCAAGCATTCCTGTCACATCTTCATCTGATAACACAGTTTTTTCTCTAACAGGTGTATTAATAGGAGCCTCGATCTTTCCGATAATATTCCTAAAGTTTGGATAGTCCTCATCAAGGATGTTCTCGATAAAGTTTGAAAGAGAAGATAAAGACGACCTTAATCTCCTTACCCTTGCTGGACTGTTTTCGTTTTCATATAGCAACCAGTTCTGATATGCAATAATGTTTCTTTTTGTCCAATCAACGAAGAACTTGTTGCCGTTATTCTGCAAACACCATACAAACGCTATCTCGATATCACTCTTATAAGCATCGATTGTAG